CGTTCCGTGCGACATTCCGTGTCGATGGCGATTTGCCACAGACATCACACATCAAGCACCTCCTCCAACCATAAGTTGAGGTAGTGCAACCGATAGCAATATCGGTGTAAGTTTGAGGGTAGGCCAAACACGCAGGGTGGCCTACCCTCATTTCTTTTTATACCCTGCGACCTGCGAAGGAGAGAATGGTGGGAAAGAATGCTCGTAATAATCAAAAACACTTTGGTCGAGTTACCAGACCTGGAAGCGGAATTGTTGCTCCACAGGGGAATAGCACACTTGCCAGAGCAAGCAGACCTTCCTATTCCGAATCGTTACGAATCCTCTGGTACTCCAACGCCCCATTCGCCCCAACAGGGTACGGCACCCAAACAGCGCAAGTCGTCCAAAGGCTCATCAAAGAAAAACATGAAGTAGCTATCCATGCCATGTATGGCATTGAGGGTATGGCTTCGATGTGGAATGGGATAAAACTTTATCCTCGTGGCATGGCACCATATTCAGATGATGTGCTTGTTGCGCATTGGATGGATTGGGCTAATGGGAATCGTGATATTCCTGCGTTGTTGATGACGTTGTTTGATGTGTGGGTGTTGAAGTCACCGTCGTTGGATAATGTTTCGAACATCGCTTCGTGGGTTCCGATTGATCATGCTCCTTGCCCGCCTGAGGTTGTGGGTTGGTGTAAGCGTCCTAATGTGAAACCGATTGCGATGTCTAAGTTTGGTTTGGACATGTTGCAGAATGCTGGGGTGGATGCGTTGTATGCGCCTCATGCGTTTGAGGATGTGTTTGTTCCTACACATAAGTTGAACAATGGTCGTGGTGAGTTCACCGGCAGACAACTCATGGAAGTTGATGAGGACAGGTTTGTAGTCATGATGAATGCTGCGAACAAAGGTCAGAACCCTTCACGTAAATCTTTCGGTGAAAACATTCTCGCCTTCGCTATTTTTGCTCAAGACCGTCCTGATGCTTTATTGTATTTGCATACTGAGCGTGATGGTGCGATGGGTGGTATCAACCTTGTGCATCTGCTGGAGGCGTGTGGTGTGAAGCCTGAGCAATACAAGATTGTTGACCCGTATGCGTATCGGACTGGTTTCCCTCAACAGGCTTTGGCTGCGTTGTACACGGCATCAGATGTGCTGTTGGCTTGCTCAATGGGTGAAGGTTTTGGTATCCCTGTTATCGAGGCTCAGGCTTGCGGTACACGGGTCATCGTTTCCGACTACACCGCCCAACCTGAGTTGGTTGGCGTTGGGTCAGCTGTGGCGATTCAGCCGTTCTGGGATAGCCATCAGAAGTCTTGGTTCTGCACTCCACAGGTGCCTTCCATCGTGGAGGCTTTGATTGAGGCCTACGAGGCTCCTAGGGGCGTGTCAGATGAGGCTGTGGCGTTTGCTAGCCAATACAGGGCTGACAGCGTGTATGAGGCTTACTGGAAGCCAATCATGAAGGAGCTGACTGCATGGTGCCAGTCATCATCGTCCCAGTCCTAAACAGGTATGACCTTCTAGAACGATGCCTACAGTCAATCGACTATCCGGTGGAGACACTCATCGTCATTGACAATGGCGGTCAGTCCACGTTGCATGATTGGCCTTGGGTCATTGATCGTCGCCATGTGAAGAACTATCACGTGTGGTCAATGCCAACCAACCTTGGAGTTGCTCCCTCATGGAACCTCGGTATCAAATCAACCCCTCACGCTGACGGCTGGATACTGCTGAACTCTGACGCATACTTTGAGCCTGGACAATTAGAGGTTTTCTACAACGATTGCAAACCTGATTCGGTGACATTGACTGAGGCGAAGCCTGGTTGGTGTTGTGCATGGATCGGGTCTGAGGTGATTGCCAAGGTCGGGTTGTTTAGTGAGTGTTATGTCCCCGCCTACTTTGAGGACAACGATTTTGAGGAACGTGCAAAGCGGGTCAACATACAGTTCTGGTCTTCGGATGCTGGGATAGTTCACGACAATTCTTCTACGATTAACTCTGCACCAGAACTAAACGAACGCAACGCTAAGAGCTTCGCATCAAACGCTGCGCTTCACACCATGCGATGGCAGACAGGTTTACCCGATGCCGGACATTGGGACTTAACACGACGAAGGGAACTCGGATGGGACTAAGAGAATACGACCCGATGGACGACTATGAGAATCTGCATGAAGGCGAGACCATCTATGTTCTCGGTTCAGGTGCGACACTTGACTATCTGTCACCAGACTTCTTTGACGACAAGGTAACTATCGCAGTTAATTTCGTTGGCTCAGTATTTGGGTTGAAGGGTTATTACTGTTTCAGTCATTATCACAAGGACGCTCAGCATGAGGCGAAGCGTGAGGATTGTATTGGGGCGTTTACTCCTGAGCGTGAGCATGGTACTGATGGGGTGTTCGCTGGTTGTGCTGGGAATCTGACCACGTTCGGTACTCGTACTGGTAGACCTGGTGCATCGTTTGATCCGCACGATAAGGATTGGCCTGTGTTGTCAGGGCAGTTGACTATCGGGTCTTCGAGTATTCATGGGGCGATGCACTTGGCAGCATTTATGGGGGCGAAGTTCATTGTGTTGGTTGGGGCTGATTGTGGTCAGTTGAACGGTAAGGACAGGACTGATGGTTATCCTGCTGGGGATACGTATTGGGGTTTGTATGAGATGCATTTGCGAGCGATGAAGCAACGGTTGTGGGATGTGTATTCATGCCAAACATACAGTCTGAATCCGTTTGTGAATTATTCGTTGGAGGGTGTGCAGTATCGTGGTGTTGCGTCAATCAACTAGAATCGGGACACTATGACCATCACGAATGGCTATGCCACACGCAACCAAGTTAAGGCAGCTCTCCGCATTGGGACGGCTGACACCCTTGATGACGATTTGATTGACAATTGTGTTGGGGCTGCTTCACGTCTCATTGATGGTTATTGCAATCGCAAGTTTTGGCAGAGTGGTACGGCATCTCGTGTGTATCAGGCTGAGGATTCTTTCTACTGTTCTATTGATGACATCGCTGGGACTGCTATCACGTTGAAAACTTCGTCGCAGGCTGACGGTACTTTTGATGTGACTTGGAAGGTTTCTGATTATCAGCTTGAACCGTTGAACGGAAACCTTGATGGGTTGACGTGGAGTTATGACAAGATTCGTGCTGTTGGTGATTATCTGTTTCCGACTGTGAATGCGAACTATGGTGAGCAGGCTTTGGTTCAGGTGACTGCTGTGTTTGGTTGGCCTGCTGTGCCTGAGCCGGTAACACAGGCGACGATCATTCAGGCTTCCCGTATTTTCAAACGCTATGACTCGCCTTTGGGTGTGGCTGGGTTTGGTGATTTGGGTGCTATCCGTGTGTCTCGATACCTTGACCCTGATATGGCTCAGTTGGTTGAACCGTATCGTCGTATGCGGATTTTCGCATGAGTTACTCTGTCACCGATATCAAGACTGGTATCGCTAACGCCTTAGCCACGATCCCAGGACTGCGGGCTTACGCCCAGCAACCAGACAATATCAATGCACCTTTTGCTTGGCCTATGTTGGATTCGATTACCTACAACGGGGCGATGCGTGGCGGTTTGGTTACCCACATTTTTGTTGTGTCTGTGTGTGTGGGTAGGTCTGCGGAGCGTACAGCTCAGACTGCTTTGGATGGATATTTGTCTTATGAGGGTACGACTTCGGTTCGTGCAGCGTTGGAAGCGGATAGGTCTTTGGGTGGGGTGGTGCAGAACTTGCTGGTTGAGTCTGCCTCGAATATCTCTACGATGGACGGCAACGATGCGACCTATTTGATGGTTGACTTCCGTGTGGTGGTGTACGCTTAGTTGATACACATTCCTGCGAGCGTGTAGAGTTTCAGTAGTAAATCTTCGAGTGCCGGAAGGCAGGAGTATCCAATATGGCAAAGCAAGTTCTCACTAACGTAGCGGTCACCTTCGGCACAGCTGCAACCGACATCACTTCATACGTTGCATCAGTAACACTCAACCTGTCCAAGGCTGAGGTCACTACAACGAACTTCGGTTCGGGTGGTGCGGTTACTCGTATCGCAGGTCTTCAGGACAACTCAATCACTCTTGAGTTGCATCAGGATTACCCAACGATTGAGAAGTTGTTTTATGATGCTTGGGCGAACGGTACTGCTGTACCTGTCACGGTTAAGCCGAACGGTACTGCTACTGCTTCAAGCACAAACCCACAGTACGCATTCAACGTGTTGCCGTTGACTTGGACTCCTGTTGCTGGTGCTGTTGGCGATCTCGCTACCGCATCTGTCACCTACCCAATTGATGGTGCAGTAACTAAGACTGGTACTGGCGCATAATCTTTTCTAAGTAACCCTTAACCCTGCGGAGGAAAAATGAAAATAGCGTTAGAAGTAACGTCGTCATTGGATCAGAAGAAACGCACCATTATTGCTGCGTTCCCAGACTTTATTGCGTTTGAACAGAAGTTCAGCAAAAGTGTTGCCAAGTTTGAGGCTGAACTGACGCTTACTGATTTAGGTTTCTTGGCGTGGCACTCTGAGCATCGTCAGAAGCGCACGGGTTTAGATTTTGATTCGTGGATTAACGACATTGAAGCATTGGAGTTGGGTAACCAAGCTGACGCTGTGATCGTCCCTTTGGAGACAAGTCAGCACATTGGATGATTGCGTATCTCTCCGTGGAAACGGGGATATCGCCCTCCTCTTTGCTGACTGAAGACCCTCGAATGTTGTTTACGATGTTTGCTTATTTGCGTTGGAAGGCTATTCAACTAAACAAGTAGTCTTGCTGTATGGCGGTTTTTGGTAGAGCAGGTCAAGTCACGATTACTGGTGGCAATAATCCTGTAGAGATTGTTGGTCTTGCAAACTTTTTGCGTGACGCTGCTAAGGCTGACGACCGGTTCAATACTGAGATGCGTAAAGCTGCACAGAATGTGGCTGAGAAGTTGGTTGACAAAGCCAAGGTTGAGGCTGGGTCTGTGGCTCGTTCTCGTCAGGCGACTGAGGTGATGAAGGGGATGCGGGCTAGGCGTGATCGTATCCCTACGGTGAAGTTGAGTGAGAAGTCTGCGTTTGTTTCTAAGTCAAACCCGAACCGTAAACGTAAGGTGAAGGTGACCAGGGGTGATGTGTTTTTTGGTGCCGAGTTTGGTGGTGGGGCTAGGCCTCGAACTAAGCAGTTCTTGCGTCATCGTGGCAGGTCGGGTTATTTCTTTTGGCAGACTGTCCGTAAGGAAAAAGAGAATATCGCTAGGGAGTATTTGGACGCTATTCAGAAGGTGTTGAACACCTTGAAAGATGGTGCTTGACTTAGGCTGAGTTTCCTGTACCCTTCTAGGTAGGAGGGGTCATGGCAGTTCTGTTTAAGAATGTGAAGTCTATTTATCCGAAGCCGTTGGCTTCGTCGTGGGGGCAGCTCAAGGAACTGTTGTCGTTCCATGAGGAGAATGCGGTGAAGCAGGCTGGGGCGTTGTGGTCTCCGGTTGAGTATGACTTGGGTACGACTCGTGGTAACCGTAATGTGAGGTTTGTTGAAGCCCTTGTGGTGGACATGGACGGTGAAGCGTTTGACCATGCACGGTTGGATGGGTTGGAGTGGTTTGCGTATTCGACTTATTCGCATCGTTTGGATGATCCTCACTATCACCTTGTTTTGCCGTTAGCGGAGAAGGTGCCTGCTTCGTTGTGGCGTGTGGTGTGGGGCGAGTTGCATGACCGTATTGGGTTGGTTGGTGACCCACAAACGAAAGACCCTGCACGTATTTTCTATCTACCTCAACACGCACCAGATCAGCCATTTGAGTTCCATGAGGGTCATGGTGCATTACTGGATTCGTCATTCAGGTTAGATGTTGAACCTGTTATCAATCCTGTGTCGCCACGCTCAAAGCAGGTGCGTCAACCACGTGTGCGTCGTGCTGGTGTGGAGATAACAAGTGAGGCTTGGTGGGATGCGCCTGTAGATATTTCTCGTTGGGATGGGTTGTCGGGGAAGGCTTTGTATTCTGCGATGTTGGATGAGTTTGTTGCTTTGCGGAATGGGTTGTCTGTTATTGAGTAGAATCGGCGTATGGCTGGTGAGCGGACGTTCGTTGTTAAGTTTATTTCTGATACCGCTAAGGCAACAGCAGGGTTCAACGTTTTATCTGGTGGCCTTAAAGGGTTAGATAAAACGGTTAGTTCTGCTATCCCAGGTTTTAAGCAGTTGGCTATCGCTGGTGTGGCAGCGTTTGGTGCTGTTGCTGCTGGGTTGACTACGGCTGTGAAGGCTGCGATGGAGGATCAGAAGTCACAAGCTGAGTTGCAACGCCAGTTGGAGAAAACCTTTGGGGCTAATGATGCGTTGACCGCTTCGGCTGAACGATACATTTCGGTAACCCAGTTGCGTACCGGTGAGTCGGATACGAACCTTCGAGCGTCGCTTGGTTTGTTGGTTCGTGCTACAGGTGACCTTACGAAGTCGCAAGGGTTGTTGAATACTGCTCAGGATATTTCTGCTGCAACAGGCAAAGATTTAACTAGCGTCACTACTGCTTTGGCTCGTGCCAGCCAGGGTCAGTTCACAGCGTTATCAAGGCTCGGTATCCCACTTGATGATGCGACGAAGAAGTCTAAGGATTTTGACAAGGTGCTTGGTCAGTTGAATGACCAGTTTGGTGGGGCTGCTGAAACAGCTGCGAATACTTTTGGTGGTCAGATAAAGATTTTGCAAGGCCAGTTCGGGGAGATTGTTGAAACTGTTGGCGCAGCCCTATTGCCTTATCTACAGAAGTTCTCAGAGTTCTTGATTAGGAATGTTGCGCCAGCGATTCAACGCATCACTTCTGTCATTGGTGAGAAGGGTCTGATTGCTGGTTTCCAGCAACTCATCTTTGAGTCTGGTGGTGCGGGTAAGAGTGTTGTTGCGGTGTTTAAGGGTATTGCTGTTGCTGCTGCTGAGGCAGTCAACGTCGCAGCGAAACTGTTCTATTTCGCTAAAGCGAACTTTGATTTGTTACGAGGCGATGTCGGTGATTCGCTAAAAAGCCTTTACAAAACCACACAGAACGCTATCGATGTTGGTGCGTTGAAAAAAAGTTTTGATGCTATTGCTGTACCAGTCAACAACTACAAGCGAAGCATCCGTGACACCATCAATGAGCAATCCAGTTTTAAGGGTTCGACTGAGGATGTGACTGAGGCGTTGGGTGGTAGTGGTAAATCTGTATCAAAAACCTTGAAGACCGCTACCGAGAAACTTGAGGAATATAGTGACGCTTTGCGGTTGAGTACGCAAGCTCAACGTGATTTTGATAAGTCTCAAAAACAAACCATGTCCGCTCAAACAAGTTTGGCTACCGCTAACACCGATTTGGTGAAGGCACAGGAGAACCTGAATCGTGCTGTTGCCGGTTATGGTGCTGATTCGCTTGAGGCTAAGAAGGCTCAGGTTGTTTTGGAGAAAGCTCAGCGTGATGTTGAGCGGGCTGGGTATCGGGTTGAGGAGTCGGTGTTTGCTGTTGCCGATGCTGAGAAGGCTTTGGCTGAGGTTCGTGCTGATCCTGAGTCAACACCTCAGGCGATTCGTGAGGCTGAGATTAGGTTGGCTGAGGCGAAGTTGGCGACTAAGGATGCGATTGATTCTCAGGTTGAGTCTACGAATGAGCTTGCTGAGTCTCAGTCTGTTTTGAATGAGTTGGTGAATGGTGCGATTGTTGGTTCTGCTTTCTATACACAGTTTTCTGATGCGTTGACTGAGGCTAAGAATCGTCAGGTTGAGGCTGAGGAGCGTTTGACTGACGCTATTTTGGCTGAGGCTACTGCGCAGGAGCGGTTGAATGATGCGAATAAGAAAACTGCTTCGCTTGGTGGTGGGGGTGGTGGTGTTGGTGTTCCTAGTGTGTTTGGTGGGGCTGAGTCTGCTGCGGTTGCTAATGGTGTGTTGACTCAGGCGCAGGCTGATGAGTTGATGATGCGTAGGTTTAGGCCGTTTGCTACTGGTGGGATTGTTACTTCACCGACTTTGGGTTTGGTGGGTGAGGCTGGTGCTGAGGCTGTTATTCCGTTGAGCAAACTTGGCAACATGGGGAACAATATCAATATCACGGTGAACGCTGGGTTGGGTGCGAGTGGTTTGGAGATTGGTCGGGAGATTGACCAGTACCTTCGAGAGTATGCGAACTTTACTGGACAGTCATATTCGTTTGGTTCTATCGGTTCTATTTTCTAATGGCTAAGCAGGCGTTGTGGGGTGAAACCCTTAAGGTCAATTTGGATGTTGGTTTTATTGCCAACTATTTCGTGTTGGATACCAGCGAACTTGATGACGCTAACGCTGTGCTGGATGGGTCTACAGAGTTCATTGATATTACTGAGTATGTTCAGAACATTACGATTAATCGTGGGCGGTCTAACCAGTTGGAGCCATTCAACACCGGAACGCTATCCATTTTGGCTGATGACCGTGCTTCGAGTAGGTCGTTTGATCCGTTGAATACTGCGTCACCTTGGTATCAAGGTGATTTGGGTATTGCTCCTCGTCGTGCGATTGAGGTTTATGGTGGTTCGGCTGGGACAGCTGCGATGTTCAAAGGTTACGTGTATGACTTGAACATTGAATATGATGAGCCGAACTTGTCATCGGCACAGATTTTGGCTGTTGATGCGTTGGCACAGTTAGCGCAAACGAACCTTGTCGGGTTCAACCCTTCACAGCAACTCACCTCTGAACGGGTTGATGCGATCTTGTCAAGGAGTGAGGTGGCTTGGTCGACTGCGTTGCGTGAGATTAATACTGGGTTGGCAACGGTTGGGACTGTTGCTTATGAGGATAATGCGAACGTGTTGGATGCTTTGCAGGCTTTGCAGGTTTCGGAGAATGGCCGTTTTTATGCGTCTCGTGATGGGATGCTGGTGTTTGATCCTCGTATTCAGACTTCGTTTGGGACGGCTGTGGCGGTGTTGGGTGGGACTGGGGTGACTGATATTCCGATTCGTTCGTTGAATAATTTGTATGGGGCTGAGACGGTGTTGAATCGTATTTCGGTTCAGGTGTTGGGTTCGAATGTGTTGAGTGTGGCGAATGGTACGGCTTCGCAGGCTGAGTATGGGATTAAGAACTTTGCTTTGAATAATTTGCCGTTGGTTGATGATGCTGCTGGTTCGGCTTTGGCTGTTGCTTTGTTGGATAGGTATCAAACACCTGAGGTGGTGTTTAATGAGACGAGTGTGTTGTTGAATGGTTTGTCTTCTTCGCAGCAGGAGTTGGTGGCTTCGTTGGAGATTGGTGATATTTTGACGGTGGAGAAACGGTTTGCTGTTGGTTCTCCTTCGGTGATTCGCCAGGATGTGGTGGTTGAGTCGATTCGTCATCAGATTGCACCGTCACGTCATGAGGTGGTGTTGGGGTTGGGTCAGGTTGATTTGGTGTATGCGTTCCTACTTGACGATAGTTTGTATGGGGTCATGGACTCTACGAATGCGTTGACCTGAGTGTTACACTAGACAACTATGGCAGGCGCAGGCGCAAAACTCTTTACTAGCGGTTCAGTCCTCACAGCAGATCAGGTCAACACCTATCTGATGGATCAGGCGATAATGAAGTTCGCATCCACAACAGCTCGTGATGCAGCATTTGGTGGTGCAGGTGAACCAACTCTGAGTGAAGGAATGTTCGCTTACACAACTGACACGAACACACTCTGGTTGTATGACGGCTCAAACTGGGTCAATGTTCTCGGCTCAGACATCGGTGCTCAAGCCCTCTCAAACCGTAATCTTGTCATCAATGGAGATATGAGGATTGATCAGCGCAATAGTGGTGCTTCACTCAATCCTGTTAATGGAGCAACATATACCGTTGACCGTTGGTATCACTACGCTTCTCAAGCATCAAAATTATCTTTTCAACAAAATCAAGGTGCAGTAACACCACCAACAGGATTTTCTTACTACTCAGGCTTTGCTTCGTTAAGCGCATTTTCTATTGCTGCAACCGATCAATTTTTGTATTCACAATATATTGAAGGGTATAACACAGCAAAGTTGGCTTGGGGTACTGCTAATGCCAAGACAGCAACTTTGTCTTTTTGGGTTAGGTCATCTTTGACTGGAACTTTTGGTGGTTCGGTACAGAACTCTGCACAAAATCGTTGTTTCCCTTATTCATATACAATTAGTTCAGCGAATACTTGGGAATATAAAACTGTAGTAATTACAGGAGACACGACAGGGACTTGGCTTACAACGAATGGTATTGGGGCAAGAATCCATTTTAGTCTTGCTACTGGTGCAACATATTCTGGTACTGCTGGTGCTTGGACTGGAACATCTTTTATTACTAGCGTTACTGGTGCTGTATCTGTTGTTGGCACAAACACAGCTACTTGGCAGATAACTGGTGTGCAGTTGGAGGCTGGTGCTGTTGCAACACCATTCGAGTTTGAGGACTACGGTGTGACGCTCGCCAAGTGCCAACGGTACTACCAGCGATATAACAACAACGCCACCAACTCATTTACTAATTTAATTGGAAGTGCGTATTCGGCTACTGGTGCTTCATTCGTTGTTCCAATTAAATCAAGTATGAGAGTTAAACCAACTTCCGTAGATTTTTCTACAATCCGTGTTTATGATGGGTCAAATGCTGGAACGAGTATTACAGCAATTACTTTGACAGAAGGCTCAACCGATGGTTTTGGTTTGGATGTTACTGCAAGTTCAATGACGCAATACCGACCATATTTTATTATTGCTGGTGCTTCTACTGCTGGTTATCTTGGATTTAGTGCGGAGTTATAATGTTTTATTATCTTGACATTAACGGTTTGAATGGCACACAACGCCACATCTTTCAACCACTATCAGACGGTGGTGTTATGTCGTTTCCTTTAACTGATGACAACCCGAACAAGCCTGCTTATGATGCGTGGGTTGCTGAGGGTAACACGGCTACCGAATGGTCGCCTGAAGCCTGATGTGCGTTCACGCTGGCTAGTTCTTTTACCTGCGCTACTCGGATTCCTGATTACTTCTTCGTCGGCTGAGGCTGACGGGTTTGGGTTGTGGGAGTTCTCTAAGTCTTGTTTGGCTGAGCAGGGTGGCAAGGTTGAGTTGGTTGAGGGTGGGTTTAGGTTGACGGGTGCTGATGGTGGTACGTGTGCTGGTCAGGCGCATTGGGTGAAACTTGAGGCCATCATCCCTGAGGGTACAACCGAACTCGGTTTCGAATGGCAGTATCAAACCAATGATGGGGCTTGGTATGACCCGCCACAAATCATTCTGAACGGTGTTGTTACACAGTTGACGGATCAGAGCAGCGCAACTGGTTCAGGGCTGATCACGGTTGAGGCTGGTGATGTGTTTGCGTTCCGACAGTACTCGACTGATTCATGTTGCCAACCTGGTCTGCTGACGGTAACGAATCTGACATTAGGCTTGGGTGAATGGGTATCTACAACCTCATCCACAACAGCGACGACGACCTCTACTTCTACTGTCCCACCATCGACTGTCCCTGTCACCAACCCGACTACTACGACAGTTCAAGAAACAACTTCTACGACTTCGAGTCTTCCTCAAACAACCGTCCCAACAACCACAACGGAACCACCACAAACGTCAACAACAATCCAAGAAACAGTTTCAACGGTTACCTCAACTAGTACAACAACATCTACGACGGTTGTTCAGACTACAACCCCTTCTTCTTCCAGTACCACGACCCCTTCAAGTCTGCCCACAACAACAACGCAAGCCCCAACAACAACAACGAGCAGCTTGCCACCAACAACGACCACAACAAGTACAACATCTACTACCTCCCTTCCTCAAACGATAACAGGGACAACTACCACAACAACGGTTTACATCCCACCTGCAACCACAACAACGGTTTACATCCCACCGGTGACCACTACGACTGAGCCGATAGTCGAACCATCAACGACCACCACCACAACGGAACCAGAACCAGCCCCCACCACAACGGCGAAGCCTCAGTTAGAAACAACCACGTCAACGACAACAAATCCACCAACAACGACAACAACCCTGCCTCCTGTGACCACAACTCAACCCAATGTGACCACAACGCTACAAGCCCCCACAAACCAGCCCCAACCCCTCACCCAAACAGAACTACTCAACACCCTCCAAAGCCTCACAGAAGCCCCCACAGAGGCCATACAAGGCATCCTGACAGCAGTCCTCACCAAAGAACTAGACACCAGCCAAACCACCCTCCTCATCACCACCCCAGCCGTACTCGAAAACATCACCCCCACCCAAGCCGAACAACTCTTCGAACAAATCACCCCAACCGAACTCAGCCCCGACGAAGCCGAAGCGGTAGTTGCTGCAGTACAGGAAGCACCTCAAGAAGTACGTGAAGCGTTCGAATCGACACTCAACATCTTTCAAGGTTTCGCTGACACCTATGTCCCACTCAACTCAACTGTGCCAGTTGGTACTCGTCGTGCGTTGATTGCTGTTGGTGCTGTATTCTTGACCGTAGCCCCTGCACCGAGTCGAAGGATTAAGTGATGAAGTTTTGGGGTGAGTTCCATGCGCTGATATGGACAATCGCAGCATCAATCACCACCATCCTGACGCTCTCTGGTGGGCTACAAAAGATCGTGATCTGGCTCACTATTGCAGCTCTCGTTCTTCACTTCATCGGCGCACTAACCAATAAGGACAACTAATGGAAACCCTCAAGACCCTCATCCTTCGTATCGTTGCAGTATTCGGCTCATCAGCTTTGGCTGCTGTTGCCGGTGGTGCAGTCCTTGACGTAGAACTTTGGAAAGCAGCAGCAATCGCAGGCATCGTCGCAGCAGCCAAAGTGACTGAAGCGTTGCTTCGTGCTTGGTCATCTGATGGTGTTCTCACTAAAGAGGAAATCGCTGAAGCGTTCGGCAAGGCCAAGTAATGGCTTCTGCTAAGAAGCAGGGTGACCTGCCGATCATCCCTGTTGTGCTGTGTTCATGTTTGAAGAAGGCTGTGCCAGGCAAACTGCCACCGAAGTTGCTTCGAGCGATTGAGGGTAAAGGCAAGTTGCATCAATGCGCTGCTGATGCGTATGAGGCGATGGATGCTGCTGCGAACGCTGAAGGAATTGATTTAGCCCCAACAAGTCAAGCTGACACCTATCGCAGTCTTGAAACACAGGAGTATGGGTTCTATCAACGCCATCAGTTGGAGCCAATCAAAGGTGTGAAGCCGAAGGTTTACAAAGGTCAAGCCTGGTATCTCAAGAAGGGCATGGCACCACTTGCTACCCCTGGCACATCAAAGCACAACCTCGGTATCGCTATCGACATCGCTAATGCCAACGGGAAACGGTTGGAATGGTTGAAGCGGAACGCTGTGTCGTTTGGGTTTTCGTGGGAGGTTGTCCCTCAGGAACCTTGGCATCTTCGTTATGTTGCTGGCGACAATAAGCCGGAGCGTGTGAAGGCTTGGTTGGCATCGAAGGTTCAGGCTTGATGTGGATTGGGGTGTCGTCATCGCAGCTCTCGTTACAGCAGTTGGCGGT